GCTCCAGCAGAAGATGAAATGGACATGGAAATGGAACCAGAAATGGAACCAGAAATGGATATGGACATGGAACCAGAAATGGACGACATGGAAATGGACATGGAACCTGAAGAAGAAGAAGAAGAAGAAATGGACGAAACTTTTGTACGTGAGTACACTGAAAAAGTTGCTGCTCCATCTAATTCTGAAGAAGGCGAAAAAGCTTCGGGTCCAGTGGGAAATGCAAAATCCAAACCACATAACGGCGAAGCTAAAGCAGCTATGTCTCCAGGAACTGCTGAAACAGGCATGACACCACCAAAAGCAGCAAAACAAACTAAAGTTGCTGGCAACGTCAACGCTAAACAAAGCAAAGTGTAAGATAGGAAACGTATATGAACTATCTTAGAGAAACTCTTACATTCGATCAAGCGGGAATCGTAACAGAGTCTGCCAACGACGGTAAGGATCTCTATATGAAAGGCATTTGTATTCAGGGCGGGGTAAAAAACGCAAATCAGCGTGTTTACCCTGTTACTGAGATCTCCAATGCCGTCAAGCAACTCAATGATCAAGTATCAGTCGGCAATAGTGTGCTAGGCGAAGTTGATCACCCAGATGATTTAAAGATTAATTTAGATCGAGTTAGCCATATGATAGAAAGCATGTGGATGGACGGGCCAAACGGCTTTGGAAAATTAAAGATACTACCCACGCCAATGGGTCAATTAGTTAAGACTATGTTGGAAAGTGGAGTTAAACTGGGCGTTAGCAGTAGAGGCAGTGGCGAAGTCAATGAATCTACAGGTAACGTTGCCGGTTTCGAGATTGTCACAGTAGATGTTGTGGCACAACCAAGTGCTCCAAACGCATATCCTAAAGCAATTTATGAAGGATTGCTTAATATGCGCAATGGGCACACTGTACTTGAAATGGCCAAAGAAGCAAGTGGCAATGCTAAAGTACAAAAATACTTGAAGGACGAAGTAATGCGTCTTATCAAGGATCTTAAGATCTAGGAGACCAAAATGCTAGATGCTATCAAACCATTATTGGATAGTGACCTGATCAACGAAGAAACCCGTACTCAAATTGAAGAGGCATGGGCATCTAAGTTAATCGAATCTAAAGAGCAGGTCAAAGTAGAACTCCGTGAGGAATTTGCTCAACGTTATGAGCATGATAAATCCGTAATGGTCGAAGCTTTAGATCGAATGGTTACAGAGAACTTAACAACTGAGTTAGCTGAATTTGCAGAAGAGAAGAAACAACTTTCAGAAGACCGTGCAAAATTTGTCGGTAAAATGAAGGGTGTTACAGAAACTTTTGATAAGTTCTTAGTCAAGCAGTTAGCAGAAGAGATAAATGAACTCAATGCTGACAGACAAGCTCAAACAGAGCATGTTGCAAAATTAGAAGAATTCATTACAGCCCAATTAGCAGAAGAAATTTCAGATTTCCAACAAGATCGTCAAGATGTTGTTGAAACTAAAGTTCGTCTCGTTAAGGAAGCACGTAGTCAATTTAAAACACTCAAGCAGAAGTTTGTTGAAACTTCCGCAACACTTGTTAAAGAATCCGTAGCTAAACATTTAAAAGCTGAGATCACTCAATTACGCGAGGATATCGGTACAGCCAAAGAAAATAACTTTGGACGTAAAGTTTTTGAATCAATTGCAGCAGAATTTAGTGCAAGTTATCTTAACGAAAATCAAGAAATCAAAGACCTTAAAAAGTCTTTGGAGTCAAAAGATGCTGAACTAACCGAAGCACAAGTTGCAATTGTAAAGAAAGATCAACTTGTTGAGAGCAAGGTAAAAGAAATTAACATGATTACTGAAACGACACAACGTAAAGAAGTCATGAACAATTTGTTAAAGCCACTCAATAAAGACAAAGGCGCAGTAATGCGCGACCTTCTAGAGAGCGTTCAAACCAGCAAACTACAAGCTGCATACGATCGTTATCTTCCAGTAGTACTAGACGGCAAATCCACACCAAAAGCTGAAAAGCAGATGGTTGCAGAAAGTCGTAAAGTAGTTACAGGTGACAAAGAAGTAAAACACCAAAGTACTAAGTCCGATGACACTAATGTTATTGAACTTCGTAAATTGGCAGGCTTAAAATAAACGTATCTAGGAGACAATAAAATGTCAGACGTACTATTAGAAGGCCGTTGGGGC